CTAACGCTAAGTCCCAGAGCTTATCAGCTTGAGGAACACCTTTTAGAAGTTCACCTTCAACCCATAGACCTTTGTCGTCAATATGCGTGTTACCAGTTGGATAACCAAGAATAATCTCATTATTATGGTCATAGTTTAGCCAACCATGCGTTACGAAGTCTGAAATGTCTAAGCCCTTTTGGACTAAACTTTCACCTTGTCTATCATCGGCTGGTGTGGAAGCATAACCACGGATAATGCGTTTACCCTCTTCCGCTTCTGACTTAACTACATCGGCTTCAAGAAAGAACTTGAATAATTCTTCGCTCATTTTTCTCACCACCTTACAGTGAAGCGTTATAGGTTAGACACATACAATATATAGGAGACTAACAAACTATTTTATTTTGTTAGTCATCCCATTCTATCGTCAGAAACTTTATGTCACCAGTTAGCTTTTCTGATTCGAGTGACTTTTTAGTGTCTTCTTTTTCATCACCGTCATCTTCGTCGTCAGTCCAGTCAAAACCATCGTCGTCATCTTCCTTAGAGTCGTCTTTGTCACCAGAGACATCTTTGCCTCCAAATCCTTGACCGTCGTCTCCTTGGCCACCTTGAGCTCCCTGTTGAGCCATCATTTTCTCTTGCTGTTCTTGTTGCGCTTGGTTATTTAAGTATTGGATGTAGTTCGAGTCAAGAATGATGTCGCCACCTTCTAGTTTTGGAAGTCCCTGCTCCTTACGGATTTCGTTAACAGTCTTGTAGACCTTAACGCGCTTCTCATCTAACTCCACAACCTCTTTCTCAGACTTTGTATCAAGACCACTGAATGAGAAAACATAACGTTGGTCAAACTTTGAAACAATGTTTTTATTGATGAGTGCTTCGATAAAACGTAGCAACGGGCGTAAGCCTTTATCCTTTGAGTGCTCAACACGGTCTTCAATACCGCCATTTCCTAAACCACCACCACCAGAGTTTCCAGCGCCACCACGGTTAGGGAAGTTAATCTCAGCAGGATCGATTTGGTAAACCGCACAAGCTACGTTAATAAGATAGTTCATCCACTTCTCAAATTCCATTTCACGGTTGGACTGGGAAACGTTAATGTACTCTAGTCCGTCAACCGAAACAACAGGCGTTTTCCAAGCGCCAGTCATACCAGATACTTGTGACAACCACTGACGTTTAAATGAATCAAGTTGCTGTGGGCTAATAGGTGCGTTAGCCGTACCCTTAAAGTTCAAGATACCTTTCGTTGTACCACCTTGAGAGAAGAAACGGCTGTTATACTCTTCTGCCCATAAGTGAGACGTTACTTGATGAATAAGCATTTCTAACTCTGAGAATCCGTAACCACTAATGTACATGTCTGTTCTTGGGTTGGCTGTACCAAACGCCATTTCGTCTGCTGTGAAGAACGCGCGTAAACGTCCGTCAATGACTTGAACGTATTTTACCATTTCATTCTTTTTAAGCCCAATATGTTGTGGGTTGTCTTCCTGTAACTTCTCAGAAGCTAGTCGAATAGTTGAAGCATCAACTGCGTAGAACTCAGCTGGTCTTCCCACTCGGTCAGGTACAATCTCGAAACAAACTTGATCATAGATGAGTCGGTCACGCACTACCTTACGAATGAATGTGTCAAAGTCATCACGCTCATTGTCGTTGTCAAAACCTGTGTTCTCAAGAAACTCTTCAATAGCAACCATCGTCTCTTGGTCTTTCTTCGATGGAGTCTCATTCGTATCTCGTAAACGAATTTCATAGCCAAGACCGTCTTTACTAAAACGGGCTGGAGCAGTAAAAGAAGACACCTGATTTACACGTGTCGTAATGATAGAAGAAATGACAGCGTCCTTCGTGCCCATTCGACGTAAGATGTCATAGGACAAAGAAAACTGTCTATCTTTATAACCCATGGCTTGAATCATACCTAAAGGATCTTCCATGAGAGCTTTCATTTCTCTTGCTGGTTCACTTTTCTGGATATCAACTTGTCCTTCGTATGGTTCACCTAAAATGTGACCAACTTCTTGAGATTTAGTGAGCGCTCTATAAGCGCCCACAATTCTATCCATGAATCCCATAATTTATCCTCCTTTAGATTCCTCAGACACGTTCTGCGTCAATCCAAAGTCTTGGTACAGCTTGCTCAGCTCGTTTAACAGCCCACTCTGGGTTGATAACGTCAGGCTTATCCATAAAGACTGTGTCTGTAGACGCACGGTTCATAATCGGTTGGTTGGCTGCACAGCCACGGGAACGCGTTTGAACCACATTACCAAGTGCCGCTTTACAAACGAATAGTACACCACGACTTCCAGAACGGAAACCAGAGCCTACATACTGCATTGATTTAGAAGACTGTTTAGCAAGATAAATACCGTAGCCTAGCATACTTCCAGCTTTAATTTTGTTACCGTCAGCAGCTGTGAAGACTTTGAATCCACCGGTCATACCTAGAATCTTTTGTGCTGTATCAAAAGACGTTCCATGATAATAAAACCCTTCATTACCAATATCTTTGCTGACCTTCTGATATTTTTCTTCGGAGGAAATACGTTTAACACGGTAAACCCCATGAACCTTCGTTCTGAAAGAGCCGTGGTTGGCGTTATCATGAGAACGGGCTACATTTGCCGCAACTTTAGCCGTTTCAGCAGCATCAACTTTCATAAGGGTTGTTTTAACAACCTCTTTAACGTCAGCAGCATCTGGGAAATCAACTTTTGTTGGGTCAACGCCATCACGAAGTATCTTGCCAAAGTTTTTATTTTGTTTCTCTTTAACTTTGTTAATGTAATTCTGCTTAGACTTCTCGGACTTTTGACGCTCAGCCCCAATGTGCGTTTTGATAATGTTCTCATTACTACGTCCACTTAGAAAGTCATCCATAGGCACAGGTGTGTGCGGAACTCTTTTGATATTTCCAAAATCATAAGCGTATCGAAGTCCACGAGCTACTTGAATGTTGTACTCTACATGCTGACCTTCCGGAGTTTTCATTGGAGCTAAATCAGCAAGTGCTTCATCACACATCTTTAAGAACTCGTCTTGTTTAAATGGGATAGGTTGTGAACTTCCTGAAAAACTGGTAACAGGACCGTGTACGTGCTCATGAACAGCTTGTTGTAGCAAACCGGTGGCTCCAGTATTCCAACGTTTCGCAAGGTTGTTAGTCATTGGTTGTGAAGAACCTCTCAAGCTTATTGTCATACCCATGTCGTTCTCCATACGTGCAAAGATTTGTCGTTTTGTTAATGAACCACTAACCAACGCCTGTCTAATAGAAGCCATGTTGGTTTGGCCAGGACCAGTTAGCATGCTCTCTACAGTACTAAACGCGTTTGCGTTTGTTATCCCAGCTCTTACTAAGACTTCTATAATCGAATGGTTGCTATCCATGAATGTACGCCCTTGCGCAAAAAGGTCATCCATCCCATACTTATCCCAAGCTTCATCAATCTCAGTGTCACTTTTGCCTTTAAGGTTGCCTATCTTAATATGGAGTTCCTCAAGGAAATCTTCACCTGACAGGTCAAGCCAGTCTTTGTCCACTTCGTTTAGTGCTTCTAAAAGTTTTTTGGAAGCTTCGATGCCCTTTACACCTTCACTCATCATTTCATCGGCTTTTTCACGGTATTTAGTCTTGAAGCTATCCCTGCTCTTTTCATATTCCTTGAAGTTTGCTTCATATTGAGTGCCCTCAAACATCTGTTTCGCGTACAAGAACGAAGCTTGGTCACCAAGATGATTTTCACCTCTGTTAATGGAACTGATGACAGGATCAAGTTCGTTATTAAGGGCTTTCGGAAGTTTGTAATCAGCTCCACCGCCATCTTCACCCAATAAACCCATTTGGCCAGTGTCAATAAGTCCTTTAAGATACGTAGCCGTTTCATCATCTAAAGGCATAACCCCAGTAGCCAAGCCAATAAGCTTATGATGAGGTTTCGCTTGTTCGTAATCGTGCTGAATCGAGTCCTTTTCATACTTCGATTTCTTTTGCATTGGTTGGTTTGGGTTATTTAAAACCGGAGCCGGCTGTGCTGGATTCTGTTGAGGTGTAGCTTGCGCTGTTGCTCCAAGTTGTCCACCCTTACGCATAAAGCTCGCTAACGCACGTAACGCACGCATGTTATTCGGACCTGCATCAGGAACTTCGTTCCACGTAATCCCGTTGTCTTTTAGCATCTTAACAACTTCGTCCATACCGTGTTGGTCACGGAAGTCACGAGCCATCTTCTTCGATGTATCTCTGTCCATTACGTAATCTTTTCCTGGTTGCTTCGTAATACCCATCTTACCATTACCAGCCGGTGCCTGTTGAGCCGGCTGAGAAGGGGCAGGTTGCGCTGGAGTAGCAGGTTGGCTATCAAGATGTTTCTTCGCAGCTGAAAGGGCTTTCATCGTGTTTCTCGCAAACGCACGGTCTTCATTATCCGCTACCTTTTGCCACTTAACGCCCATGTGGTTTTCGATATGGTCAAGAAGGTTTTCTTTCAGGATACGACGCTCTGAACGGTCTTTTACTTTATTAATTCGGTCAACTTCATTCTTTAGGTCAGCTGAAGAACTAAAGTTCCAAGTTGGTACTTGTACGTGACTACCATGCTGAACGCTGTTAGAATGTTTAGGTTTAATCCAAACTGTAGTTTGAAACGTTACCCCATGACGTGTTACGGTACGCTGAACGGGTACTAATCCATTTCTTGGTGCCATCTCCTATTCCCCCTTACTTCTTACGACGGGCAACTGCTTCAGCTGTTGCAACGTAGTCTTTTTCAACTTTTGGGTTCGTTACCATGTGGGGATCTGATACTTTACGTGGGTCATCCCATACGCAGTCAACCCCTTGACCCTGAGCCGTTCCAGCGAACATCGGGCAGTCTTCACAATGAAACTTTTGGTGTAATTCGTTGAACTCAACTACCTTTTTAACTTTGTGACAGTAAACTTGGTCGTTGTCGTTCATGATATTAACATGTGTTATTTTTGGCATTTAGCTCTCTCCTATTCCATAAATTCTAAATTTCCGTGACTATCAAAACCAAACCCGTCAGGCACAACAGCTATTGGGCATGTACAGTTGGGGTGTGTCGTAGCTGTCGTTGGTTTCCAGTCAGCTGTCTTACGTCCATAGTTGTCTCCATTAGCGATAAGCTCACTCAACTTGAATATCTTAGGTGTGACACCATCATCTTCTAAGTAAAGGCGTTGACAATGTTTACAAGCATCGGGTGCTGGTCTTCTAAATACCATCGTTTCCCCACCGTCAGTATTTTGGTGAATCGTATCACCCTGTAGGATCGAGGTTACTTCCCCTGACAATCTTGCGTTCCAAAGTTCAGTATTAGCTACACGTTTCCAATCGCGATTCCAGTCCTCTAGCTCATGATACAGTTCACTAGCTAGCTTACCACGTGTTTCCGTATTCAAGATAGCTTGTTTTACTGCGTCTTTAATCATGTTTCGTTGTACAATTTTTAAGTCAGCAGCTTTACTAGCTCTTGCAACGTTTGTGTTTACGGTCTTAGACATCTTGTGACCAAGCGCGGTTACGTATTGTGCGGCATGGTGCTCAGCGTACCTAATCGAATTCCGCTCCAACTTCGATAAAGAGTACTCACGCGCTTTTCTTTTCAACTCTTCATACGTTAAGTCTTTCGTTTCTTCATCACCCATCATCTGTGCTATCTTACCTAAGATGAAAGAGTTTTTTACAAACGAGGGAGCGTTCTCAGGGATGCCTAATTTCTTCAAAAGCTCCTTACTAGGCTGTGCTCCACCATTCATTGCATAAAGTAAGACCCCCACGTGAGAGTCTATGATTTTTGCGATTTCCTTTAGTTGTTTTTCATCCAGAATCACTCTTATTCACCCTTTCGATTAATAACTTCACTAATCTCGCGTAGCATGTTGTTAGAAACCCTCGTGAAAACGCTGAAAGCTTCCTCTCTTAGCTCTTCTGACAGTTTAGAAGGTAAAGCCGCATCAGACGTTTCAACGCGCTTATTTATGCCTTTCAGGGCTTTCTCCAATGCTTCTTCTAATTGAACATCATCCATATTGTGCGAAAGCTTTATTTTCTTCATCTTTTCACCTCACCGCGTTTATATAAAGTAACACTTCTTCAGTCTTGCCTTCCACGTGAAGAGACTTACGAACGATGTTATTTTCATCGACTTCGATTTTATGAAACTTTTTACGAAACAATTTCATGTCACTCTTCTGAATAACAGAGATAGTTCCATGCTTATCACCTATAAGTACGTTACCATTCGTTGTTTCACCTAACACCTCGAAGCGCCCACGTTCACCGTAGATTTCCATCATCATATCTGTTCCACCTGAAGACTTGAAAAGGTCTACGATGTAGACCCAGTCCTGTCTTCTTCCCTCTGCTTGCGCAACGTTCTTCGCGAAGTTCCAAAGTTCAGACATATTATCCTCCTCAGTCATCTAGCTTATCAGCATGCTGTGAAATCCAACCACGGAAGTTCTTCGTTAACGGGCAGATACGCACGCGGTTTTCTAATTTACCAAAGTGCTCAATCGCTTTTGCGAAACCTGATTTTGCTTTATTTTTAAGGTCGATTTGTCCAGTATGTCCCATTACGACTAGATGACAGTTATCATGGACACGAGTAATCGTTTTCTTAAGTTCAGAAACTGTATAGTTTTGCGCTTCATCCAAAATGATTCCAACGCGCTCTAGGTTACGTCCACGTAAGAAAACGTGAGTAGCCATTTCAAAGCAACCATACTTAGCGTCCAGCGCTTTATCAGGTTGTAGTCCAATTTTAGCTAACGCGTCATGTAGAGGGTGAGCATAATCAGCTTCCTTCTCCCCTTGCGTTCCCGGACGGAATCCCATTTTGTCTTCTTCAACGGGTGACACGATATAATAAATCTTGTCAATTTTCTTTGTCTCATATAAGTAATAAAGTGCCGCTGTCGCCCATGTTGTTTTACCTGTTCCAGCTTCTGAATTTGAGAAAACCACGTTATAGTCAATGATAGAATCTGCTAGGAATAGTTGTTCTTCTGTAGCATCTTTACGAAGGTCGTAAAATAAGTTGTGCTTGTCTAATGGCATACTGGACAACCCCATTCGATTAGTGTGTTTGAAAAGGTACAGCAAGTAACCGTACCTTTTACAAGTAATATCTGTTTAAGTTAAGAAAGCTTAAAAAACAACGTCGTTAAGGTCGTCAATCGTTTCATTCCCGAATGTATCCCACGACTTTACTAACGGATCTTTTGTTAAATCTTCATCAACGAACGCAACGTCCTTTGGGTTGTCTGGAGAGAAATACGACTGCTTTCCAGTTGCATTTTCTCTTACAACAAAATTTGCTTCAGAACCATATTCGCTGTTCCATCTAAGGAACGTATACTTACCTTTTTGTTCAGCCATGTTTATTCCTCCTATTTGCGTAAATCAAAATTGGTTATGTGCTTTTTAAGGTCGTTATGGGAAGCTTCAGCCTTTTTAACGCAGTCGCATTTAGGCTTTTGCTTTTTGCAACTATCACAAACTTCAACCATGTTTTCACCCCGTTAAGTTAAGTATGAAAAGTAAGATGACAATAATCACCATCGTGGTTATCAAATATTTTGTCTTCATAGTGTCACCCTACTATAAATATAAAGAGCTTACTTGTTTTCTATATTTTGACATTGTTTACAGTAGTGTGTAGGTCGCTTGTCGATACGCGTTACTTTTGATACCTCACCACCACAAGATGGACATTCTTTCTTTTGATAAATCTGTAGGAGGTCTTGCGCGCTACCTTTAGAGCCATCAACGTGAACATAGTCTTTAAGCGATAAGCCACCTGCTTCGTAACCGGCTTGAACAATGCTCTTAATCGTAAACGCCATCAACTTTAGTGTCTCATCAGACAGCTGGTTAATCTTTTTAAACGGGTTGATTTTCATGTCAAACAGAACTTCGATAGAATACACGTTACCAAGACCACAGAACAATCGTTGGTTCAAGAGTAGCTTCTTGATGGGATTCTCTCCACGTCGTTTACGAACCAGCAACAACTTCTCGTAAAGCTCATCTTCTGTCGCTTCCAGCACATCTATCCCTTTGTTGTAATAATCTTTTTCGAGGTTTTCCTCAATTCGTATTCTTCCAAATAATCGCACATCGGAATATCGCACGATTTTACCTGACTTCATCACGAACATTACCCTTGTGTGAGTCAGCCCATGCGTAGCCGGTACATCGATTAACCATCGTCCAGTCATCGCTAGGTGGGATGTCATTATTGTTCCATCGTCAAAATTAAAAATGATATACTTCCCAATACGGTCAAAGCTCGTAATTTCTTTCCCTACAACCGCTTCACCAAGCTCCTCTTCAGAAAGTGGTCTCGCAATCTTTTCTCCTCTATCATCAAAGATGACTTGCATAATCGTGTCACCTACTAATGACTTCTCTAATCCTTCTTTAACAATCTTCACTTCCACGCCTTCTGGCATAATAAAAACCCCTCTCGTTAGCATTAATCAACTAACAAAAGGAGTCCATATCATTTTTTACTCTTGACTGTACAGGATTTATTTAAAACGGAAGGTATCTTTGACGTACTTTTTGAGGGATTCGGGGACTTCGATTTTATCAGGGCTTTTCGATGTCATCTTTAGAAGACCACCAAAAACATCACCAGGACTGTCTTTCGGAGCTTTCGTGAAGTTCATGTTACTGCCAGTTTTCTTTACAACGCTCTTTTTCTTCTTGTTGGCGTATTTAACCGTTTTAAGAGATAAACCTCCGGCAACCTTTATAACCTGCCCCCACACTCCCATACTCGCTAGCCCCTTGTCAATTATTTCTTCTGTCGAAGGCATGTGGCTTTTCTTGCGTTTCGATGGGTGACGTTTTCGGCTACTGGATTCAACAACACTTCGTGCTCTGCTCTGCTGGCGCTTTCTAGGTCTGTCATCACTTGCTCTTACGATTTCCCACGCTTCACTCATGTAGTCACTCGGCTTTCCACCGTTCTCTTCCGCTAACTCTTTCGCAATTCTACAAGCTTTACCGTTACTCATAAGAATCCCTCCTAAAGTAGATTACAACATATTCTATTCAAGAAGGGTAAAATGATTCCTATTTTCCCAAAATAAAAAGGAGAGCTTTCGCCCTCCCTTGTCTCATTTAGCTTTCTTTTCTGCTTTCGCTAGTGCTTTACGGGCACGCGCTTTTTGAGTAAACGCGTTATCCTTCCACCAAGCTAATGCAGCTGTCACGCCTGTAAATACAAACGCAGCAAAGTCAGCTGTTTGTTGACCATCGATAGGTGAATATCCTTTAGCCGTTAAGAATTGGTTAACCAACGCCACAACTAATAGAATAGTACGTGTGATAGTACCTGCTGTCAATTTCATAGTTATCACCTCCTTAGAACATCATGTTCCAAGTTTTCTCTCCAACAATACCGTCAGCGTCAAGCTTGTGTTTAGCTTGGTATTCCTTAACCGCTTTTTCAGTGGAAGCACCAAACTTCTCATCAGGTGTTACACCGACAGCTCGTTGTACACGCGCAACGTCGATTCCAGTTGAACCAACCTTAACAACCTTGCCAGGATAAGGCACGATCAGGTTTGGCTTCTCTGGAGCGTTTTGCTTTTGAAGCTCATCGATAGCTTTTTGAAGAGCTGTCTGAGTTGCTTCACCAACGATTCCATCAACCACTAGTTTAGCACGAGCTTGGAATGCTTTAACCGCTGTAACTGTTTCGTCACCGAAACCACCGTCAGCACCAAAGCGTGGTAATTTCTCACCAACAAGGATAAGCTTCTTCTGTAACTCAGAAACTGCAAACCCTTTGTCACCCTTACGTAAAGAAGTAGGAGACTTCGTTACCTCAGTAACAACCTTGCCTGTGTCAACAACGCTTGTAGGTGGACGTTTACCAGCTTTAAGCTGAGAAATAGACAACCCATAAGTGTACTGGAAGTGAGGATAGTCTTTAAAAGATTTCCAGTCACCGCCCCATTCGAAGCCTAAAGACTTAGCGATTGAAGCAACTTGTCCCCAGTCTTTCACACCGTCGTTGTTTGTATCCTCAGTCATGCTCCAGCTAGCTGAACCGTTAGAAAGTAACAAACAGAAGTCTACAGCCAATCCGTAGTTGTGGTAAGATGTACCACCCTTTGCGTTTGTAACGATTTTTCCTGGTTTTGTTCTTCCTTGAGCATACAGGGCGTTCTGCTCAGCGATAGTTCTCAAACCTTGAGTGATGATGATTTTAATACCTTTTTCTGCGCAACGCTTAATAAGCTCCTCAGTCATCTGACGAACTTTAGGATTCAAGCCTTCTAAACTTGCCATTGAACATCAACCTCCTAGTTAGTATACCAATAATCTCAGAATAACAAGGAGATACCTTTATACGAGTTTTAAGGTAATTATTTCTTTTACGCTCTCAGATTCGTTTTAAGCACGTTTTTATACTTTCGAAGGTATTTAAACCAGAAAGAGATTAAACGAGTGAATAAATCTATTCTCGTATTTCTCACTGGTCAGTATAGCTTAACCTTTCGCTCTCGTATTCGACTAATAAAGAATTTCCTATCTGAACAAGAAAATAGTTGTACAGGCGTAGCCTTCAATTACGAAGTAATTGAATTGAACATGTATGTAACATATTGTATTATACATACATATACAAGTATTATTAATATATTATATATTTACATGTACTTCATTACGGGGTAAAAAAGTTCTTGTCACTCTGTACATAAAAAATACCCTGTCAACGACAGGGCTTAAATATCGTGGAAATACTCAATATTGGCTAGAGCTACCTGAACATGCTGTGTACAAGCTTCGTCTAAATAAGCTGAAGCAACAGCAGCTCCTCTTGCGTTAGAAGAGTTGATTTGGGATCGTGTTACTTGTTCATTCCCAGGACGGTATAAAATCGTTCCGCTTGTCATATAAAGCTTTACTTTTTCTGCTTCCAAAAGGATTACCCTCTTTCTGACCATTCTCAGCTCTTGGCTGGCTCTACAACTAATTTAATCTAGAAAGGGGTAACTTTATATTAAGACAAAGAAAAACGCCTGAGAATCGAAACTCAGACGTCAGCACTTATCATACCACGGATATCATCGAATGTTAAGCTTCCACTAGCGATATTTTGGTCAGCCGTAATGTTATTTTTCACAGAACCAGTCGTTCCATTTCCAAGTAGCTCTTCAATAACCTCGACTTTAATTCCAACTTTCGCTCTTTTTAAGTCTTCCACCGTATTCGTTACGATAGGAGAAAAGAAGTTACACACTTCACTCGTACTACCTTGACGAAGCACGCGCCCTTCGCGTTGGGTAATCGATTTAGGAGTCCAGTCAGTGTCAAAGTGGATAAGGTTAGAAGCCCCTTTTTGTAAGTTAACACCCTCTTCAGCAGCACTCGTACAGAATACAACTTTCACTTCACCGCGCTCTAAACGGTTTGAAACTTCGGTACGCTTTTCAGGATTCACACCACCCATAATATAAGCGATTTCAGAATCAGCAAAACCGCGATTCTTTAAGCCCTGTGCCATCTTCGCAATTGGCAACTTCATATTCGAGAAGACTACAAACCCGTCAGCATCGTCACCTAGGAAGTGTTGTTCAATCATATCCACAACCCATTCTTCCTTCGGAGAAAGTTTGTTCATATCGATTTTCGAAGTATCCTCTTGCAGGATATCGGGATCGAGTGCAACACTCTCAAGTTTCTTAAGTTTCGCGATGACAGCAGGAGAGCCAGCTTTCACACCCATTTTTTCTAGGCGTTCAATTTCGCCCTCGATTTCCTCTGCAACAACTTTGTATAATCTCTTCTGCTCTTTCGTCATTTCGATTCCAAAAGTAAAATGTCTATCGTGTGGTAATGCGGCAGTTACGTCTTTACTATGGTGAGTTCGGATAAATACGATGTCAGACATTCTTTCTTTTAGATACTCGGTGTTGACAAGATTCGAAGAATACTGACCAGTGCTTTCAACGAACGCTCCAGAGAAGTTTGACCAGCTACCTAGCTTGTCCATTCTCAGGTTACTCAGGATCGTATACGTTTCTTGTGGCTTTCCGTTAGGGAAAGGTGTAGCCGTTAGGAAAAACTTATACTCAGCCATTCTCCAAGTCTTACGGAACGCTTTCGTTTGTTTCGCTTTCACATTCTTAAGTTTATGCGCTTCGTCAGCGATGATACAGTTAGGAGCTAAGTCGAAAAGCTCTTCACGAGTTTCGTCATTTCGAAGCATATCATAGTTCGCGATTAGGATTTGCGCTTCTTTCGCGGATTCCCAAGTTTTCTCGGCTTTACGTCCACGCACCATACTAGACGAAAGAACCAATGCAGTCATACCAGAGAACTTCTCAATTTCCTTCTTCCAGTTATACTTTACGGACGATGGGCAAACAACCAACGCTTTCTCAATTTTCTTTTCGTTAAATAGTTGCTGGACTGCAACAATCGTTGACAACGTTTTACCAAGACCAACAGCCAACCCAAGGATCGCGCGTTTATTTTCTAGCATAAACATAACGCCTTTTTTCTGGTGGGGATAAAGCTCTACTCCGTGGATTCCTTCTGGTAAAACAAAGTTTGAGATATCAATGTCATCTTCCGTCGTACCCGTAGGAACATCATCAGGATTAAACGTAAACTCAGTGTCAATATCTTCCAACTCGATTTGCTCAAACGCTTCAACAACCGTTAACGCGATTTTACGGTCAATCGTAATATGCTTATATTTCTTTAGTAGCTCGATAAAGTAGATAAAAGGAATTCTCCACTGCTTCGTTTCACTCTTAAAGTTTCCACCAAGCTCGTCCTTAATCATATTCTTATCTCGGAAACAGCTATCTACTACGAAGAAATGACCTTGGGATTTTCTGCGGTATGTAACTTCCTCGATGTCAACTAAACGGATAGATCCCACTTCAGTCTCAAGCTTGCCCCATTTACCTTCTGCTTTCGTATGACCATCACCAATAACAATGTGGTCATTCTCTTCAGAGTAGTTAAGGTTCAAGATGCCAAACACTTCAAACAGCGTTTTATTCAGTTTTTTCTTTGGCTTAGAGGGCTTTGCCGTCGCTTCCGCTTTTCGCCCTTTATTACTTTTCACGTTACGAGCTTCATACTCGCTCTTATCTCCAATGAACAACGATTTACCCTCCATTAAGTGGTTATAAGCTGTCATCGTTGCCAACATCGTATTAGCACCCTCGTGGGGTTTCTCCTCCCAGCTTAAACCATTCGATTTTATCATTTCTCGATACTCAGGAGAGCCAAGCTCTTTACGTATAGTACGTAGTAATTTTTGAAGTGCATCTTTACCTTTCTTTTCCGTTTCGTAGAAGTAACCTGCACCTTTCGCTTCTTCTAAACTTACATATTTTGATTCCACAGAACGCTTTCCATCTTTTTCCACAATATGGTGAATCGGATATAAACCCGTAGTCGCCACCGCCATAACAAACACTCCTTTGTTTTAAGTTACTACTAGTTTACGCAAACAGCTCGTCTCTTATTCCTTATTTTTATAAACAATTTCAAAAGTACCTTGTTGCATCGTTTCTCTCGTATACGTATCCTTTTCGTAAATCTTGGATTCAAGGACGGGTTTTTCGTACTGCTGGTGGTAAAATACACCAGCACCCTTAAAGAAAATCGGAGCAGCAAAACAAACACCAGCAACCAAACCAACCGCGATTACTTTATCCATAACTTTGTTAAAACGTTCTTGCTTCACATCGTTTACTCTTGACATATCCAACACTCCTCAAATTAGGTTTCGAATAACAAAAAGATACGATACAACAATTTACTCCTATTTGAACATCTTATTAAATTCGGAAGCCAACTTCTTCGCTAGCTCTTTATCCGCCTTCACAGGCTCTAAAACGGCTGGCTCAGGCTTTTTCTCAGCTTTCTTAGCTAAGTCTTTATTAGAAGCTTCAAGCTCCGTTTCAGCCTTCTCAACCGTCTCTCCAGTTTCTTCGTAAGTAATATAACCTTTAGGCAACCAGCCTTCATAAACAACGTCAGCCAAGTTAGCTTTCAGAATGTCCATCTGGGCATCCAGTTCTTCTTTAGTGCTAAACGGGCTAATGTGATAATGCATTCCACATTCAGGACCTATGCCGTATAAAACGGATACTGGGTGGTCAAGTCCTCTCCCACAACGCATACAAGTATCAGTTGGTTCAGGTTTGCCCTTCATAACAACGTAAATCGCTTTTTCAGTTTCTTTGGTAATTTGGCCAAACATCGTGCGCATCGGCACAGGGGCTTTATTCGGGTATTTTGGATTAGGTTTAGTGAGGAACTGCCTAACGTTGATTCTGTACTCCTTAACTTTTTCCATAAAGATAACCTCTCCTTTTTCGACTCGGTTAATTTAACATAGTTCAAGTATAATTGTTTATTCTCTACATTTCAACAGTTTTTCCTACATTTTGTCAAGCTGTGAAATAACCAAGTTCAATTAACCGTTCTCTTGTCTTCTCTAGTTGTCCAAGCTGTAAGGTTTGCGCTTCTGCGTCACCTTTTTCAATAGCTTCGTGCAATATTGCTAAATGGTAATCCATGTATGTGTACATCATGATCTGCTCTGCTTTTATCTTCTGTTCAAACGTTAACTTCTGTGCCATTCTAACCACTCTCCTTTTTTAAGGTAATATCAACCCCACAGGAGAATCTTTTAGAATTTTCTAAACATAAAGAAACCTCAGGCATAAGCCCAAGGTCTTAGTTCATTTATTCTAACTCGCCAGACGCGCTACTAAAGGCTTTACCCTGCTTCACACCGGCACTATACGCTTCTGCGTCACCACTACTCGAAACTTTGGAAGCTTTACCCTTCGTAAAGTTCATCGATTCGTACTTGGCAACAACGTCTGTATCTTTAACAAGTACCAATCCCCACTCTGCTTCGTTGGCTTTTTGTTGTTCACGTAGCTTATCGCCTAGCCCTTTAAGGAATCCACTCACGTAGTCGTTTCGTAACGCCACACCATCTATGTTGAGTCCAAGCTTTTCTTTAATGTAGCTCGTTAAGTATTTTCGCTTCATCGCGTCTGTATCGTAATCAAGCGCGGAGTCAACTCTTCTCCAAGGAACATCGATGTCAATCGCGAAGTCTTTTAGTTGGTCAAGCGTGAACTTCTTGAAATCTTTCGGGAGTTGCTTCTCAAGCTCTTTCTTGCGAGAGCGACGATATTGGCGAGCATGGTGTTCAATCTGAGCAGAAGCGAATTTAAAGATGTTCTTCGCGATTTCCGTATCTTCCTTCAACCCCATAAATACAATAAAGTAACGTCTACCATACCCACGCGTAAAAGTGTAGCATCGGAAGTTGTCAGCAATAATTTTCGCAAGGTTCTTCTCCCACCATTGTAGCACCCCACCTTTATCTTGGCCAGCAGCTTCTGCAACCTCTTTCGATACTGGTTCACCACTAGCTTCAACGTCAGACGTTTCCAAACCGTGTTTCGCCATTAACTTTTGCGCCAACAAAATTGCGCTTTGGGCTTCTGCTTCACTAGCACCTTTATCAGTAGTTGTGTTTAATAAATTTTGAATTTTCGTTAAAAGTTCCTCTTTACGTTTTTCCATTTCCATCTTCTCCTTTTATGACTCAGATTAACTTACAAACTTATCATACTACTAGTTTATACACAATTCAACAGTTTATTCCTCATTTTGTCAAATAAATAAAAAAGAGGAGCTCACGGCTCCCCATCATCCGATGTTACTATTTAATTCTTCCTCATTCTTCGGAGCTTCAACACCAGAATCATCGAGTGCCTTTACCAAAAACATACGGTTTACTTTAGGGCTTTCGTTGCGCTTCCACTCTATATTATGCGCTTCAGCGAACTTCTCAAGCTGTTCTGTACTGAACTTTCTCCAAGGTCGATCCTTTTTAGGCTTCTTGGGGAACTCTTCAACCGGCTTTAGTATGTCACTTTGTAGTTTACCTAGCATTTCACCAGGAACGTCTGTTACGACTGACCCACTCGTTAGTGTCTTTCCATAAGATAACTCCACGTCATAAACAGTTTTCCCATCCGCCAGCTTCGCTTTCTTAATTATACCCTTCGAGCCAGCTTTTACATCATATTTTACCTGACCATTACTGTTCTTGTACCCAATCCCGTTTAGAAATATCACACCTGTTCCTTCCATGAATAGACTAATACCCATTACCTTTCACTCCTTTATAAGTTAGGTTACAGTATAGTCTATACAGAAACACGCTTTAGGATACTGATTTTTTACAAGAAAATTTTAGCGCCCAAAATAGCTCCAACGATAAGAACAGTTGTTTTTAACGTTTCACGAACGATATCAGCCCATGCATTGTTATTGTTCGTATTTTGCCCGTCAAGCATTTGTCTAATGGAAATTTCTAAACTTGACCATTGTGATTTCAGCCCTTCAACGATAAGCTCTATTTTAGCGATGGAAACATCGTGGTTGGATACACGTTTATCAAGCTCTTTCACGTCCTCTTGTAGTTCTTTCACGTCTTCTTCTAATACTTTTAGTCGTTGGTCAACTAGTGCATCGCGTTGGTTGTCTGTCATGTTAATTCCTCCTTCGTTAGTCAGTCACTAAAAAATATAGCTGAATCAAGGAGGACATTTAGAATGTTGAAAAAGGCTGGCAGACTTCCAGCCCTCATGCACATTACAACGCGTATTTCTAGTTATTTACTCCATTACTAATGTTTAGGCTTCACGTGACGCTGCCACCTCAGAATGTAGCTTTTCATAACGTTCTTTCGCAACACGCGTTTTAACCTTCTTGCGTTTAGCCTTAGTGCGTAGCTCTTTGTCAAGCTTTAACACGATATGGTATGACACTCTTGTTTGTAGGTGAATTTCTCTCGGTGACAAATCTGAGTTCATCATAAGCTCTCTGGCCAGCTCGATGTCGCCACGGATGGGTCTTCCCTTTCTAACAGGCTTTGGTTTCGCAAGTTTCGCTTGCTTCTCAGCTTCACGCTTTTCAATTCGTTCTCGTTGCATCTTATCAAAAAGATATGTTTCTGGTTTTAGATAAGTTGCCGTGTACCCGAACTCAAGCCAAGTTGCAGTAATTTCTCGTACCGCTTTCTCAACCCTCGAAACGTGGGCTTGTGTGATACCCAGAATTTCTCCAACTTCTGCCTGTGTGTAAAAGTGGATAAACCGCAACTCAACAATTCGTCGCTGATTGTAAGTCAACGTACTTAAAAATTCATTTAAAACGATTGAGTGAACATTAAGATCCCCTTCCATTACGTCCATTATGCGTAGTTCTTCATCACCAGACAATCCGGTTGTAATCGGTGACTCAGCCGAAATTGTGTATTTACCGTGATGAACTATTTCAAGAGCGTCGCATGCCATCCACTCGGAAACATCGTAATCTTCCATAACATCGCTAGCTGTACTATATGTTCTTTCTGAATAACGTAGCTTCAACGCTAAGTCAATTACTGTTCTCGAAACTTTCATCCCACCCTGCCCCACGTTCGCAAAGTATCGTAGTATTTCGCCCTTTATCTTTGGATAAGCATAAGTTGTAAACTTTGTTACTCTGCCCTTAAGTTTCGCGTTGGTTGGGTCATAGTTATCGTAAGCTTTAATATACCCAATCATCCCAATTTGGTCAACATCGTCGGTGTCTAACCCAAATTCCTCACCTCGCGCGTAAAAGCTCTGCGCTACTTTATATACCATCTTTATATGACTTTCCAAATATTCGTCTCTGGTTCCCTCTAGGTGCGGATTATTTTCAAACTTTTTAACTGTCATCTGGTTAATCCCCCTCGTTTAATAAGTTACCTAATAAAACGCTGGGGTGTCAAAAAATACTCCTATGTACAACAAAAGCCCCGACGTCATAGAGTCAGGGCTTCCTTTATTATAAATTATTATATTTCATCCAAGTCTGTTATTTCAAATACGTAGTATATAGTTTTATTATTTCTAGTCAAGTAATCAACATCATAAGTTTTATCAGATTGTAGGTTATTTAGCCTATCCGCAGTACGTTTCACTAGTTCTCTTGTTTCACTCTCAAATACAAATGGTTCCCTCACAAATTGTTCTTCTCTTTCCAAAACAGCTTCTCTAGTCATTTTTGACTATCTCCTCTCAACATATCAGTTTATAGTATATTATATCCATATCTAACCTTTATATACCCGTTTTCTGAAAGTTAAACGCTATTTTCGGAAATATTTTGAAATTTTTTTGTTTATTCGCAATTTACCCATTCTATTCAATTATCCTCCCTAATTTTTTCATCACTCTTCTCCCTGTCTTGCTTTTTCTCTTTATCTGCTGAGCCTATATGTTTTACATAGCTTTTTACGTCTAGCTTACCACCACCTTTAATGTGGTCAGCAGCAGCCATGCTAGCACGCATATGGTTCACACCGTCATGTTTGGATTTTTCCCAAGAGACACCGTGGTGCTCCAACAACGCATGGTGGTGCGCTGAGCCAAGTTGTTTACGAACCTTCTTGATGGCTTTCGTAGCCTTTTTGTGTTCGTTCGCTTTTGACTCATCTTTAGACACTGTTTTTGGTTTCTCTTTCGGTTCTTTAGAGTCTGTAACTTTGTCTGTATCTCCGTCACGCTGACCACTAACTACCTTTTTAACCTCTTCAGAGTCTAAAGATAGTGTACCGTTTAATTCGGAATCTGTAAACCCCATCTTTTTGAGACACTTACCAGCGCCCTTAGGAGGTTTAACAACGACACCAAAATCCATCTTTGAAGCTTGCTCTAAAAGCTTTTGAACGATACATTTACCTCCACCTTTCACTTCTTTGTTGGATGCAAAGTGTTCCATCTGAAGTGTCTTTCCACTTCGTTTGAACGATCCCACACCTGACACTGTATCTCCGTTCATTAGTGCTATCAGGTAATGGTCTTGTGAAGCTTCTTTGAATGCCACTGAAGCTTCCGTGTCATTCCAACCGTCTAGGTGCTCATGAAGCTCGTTTAACTTCTCGTCATCATGAGGAGCAATTATGACTGTCTTAGGTTCGCCCTTCTTCTTGCTTTTTGGTTTTGGGCTGGCTTTTTTCTTTGCCACCGGCTTCTTCTCAGGTTTCTTTTCTGGCTTTTCCTGTTTTTTCTTTTTAGCTGGTTCCGGTTTCTTTTCTTTCTTCTCACCCTTTGATAGCTCTTCAAGAGACTCGACACCAACTGCTTTAAACAAATTATTCCAATCTTCTGATAAGTCGTCAAAGATACTTTTCTTTAAATCAAACACAATAGTCACCTCGTTATATAGTCTATTCATCTACAACTAATATATTGAAAAAGACAGCGCTATTTTGCGCTGTCTTTAATCACTAGCTTTATGGGTGGTTCAGGTTCCTTCACTGTCAACTTAAGTGGGCTTTGAGGGAGAGTTGTATTACTCGTTTTGCTTACGTCGGCTGTCCATTCGTTAATAAAATCGTCCATTTTACTTACCTCCAAAAATGTCGTTAGCCCAGTGTTTGCCTTTTCTTATTAGTCTTATGGTACTTGAAGATAACCCCGTGGCTTCCTGTATAGATTTAACACTAAAGTTTTCTGAAGATAGTTCCATTATGATATCGTATACCTCCTGTGTGACTTTGCGTATACTTTCGTTATACGCTTTTGGTGGCTCATGAGGTTTATACCTTAAAGGCTCGTATTTCTCAACACTCCAGTGAGTGCCTTGGTCTATCTTTCTCACTATGTGTCTACAGACATCAAGGAGCTCACCAATCGAAGTATAAGTCATTTCACGTGATAACATCTCACGTATCTTGAAATAAACCGGCTTTGGAAGGTCTGTAAGTCCATGTTTGTCACCTTTAAGAATTAGTCCAGCATCAATGTTGTCATCGATGTTCTCTTGTTGGGTTCCAGTCGTAAGGTGGTCTGGGTTTATACAACGTTTGTTGTGACAAAGGTGTCTCACAACGTGACCTTCTGGTATCGCGCCCTTGACTTGCTGATAAACATAACGGTGTGTTTTAGTCGCGATATTATTGCGTTCAACACGCGTATAACTATTTTCGCCTTTTCGCTCTGACCTTCCAATAACATTCCAACAACCTTTTTCAGTTATCACAAATCTTATTGGGTCAGGTTTAGCGTGAGGCAACCGTTTATAGTTCTCTTCAAATATGTGCTCTTTCATAAAATCCCCTCCTAACTAATAAAAGGAAGAAAATACAAAAGTTGCTCCTACATGAAATCGAAATTGAAATCCTGCTTTGGAAGGTAGATACCTTTTAATTTTTCAACGCCAATTAGTGCGTAGACCAAACAAGAACTCCAGTGGTCGTCACCAATTCGAGTAGCTACCTGATAAACAATCCCATCGTCCTCTTCGTCCATCACACGAACGTTTTTAAGATGCTTGGTGAAAATCATGAGGTCATCGTCCATACGCCACATCCCCACACCGCGCCCTTTTACAGTATGAAGCATACGTTGAACTTTAACTGTTTTATCAACGTTTATCATTCTACCTTGTTCGTTCCATGAATCTTGTGGTTTTGACTTACCCTTATACGTATTGTACTGACAAGCCCAAGTAACACCAGGAAATAATTGCATTAGATACGTATTCCGGTCAGCACCAAACCCAGCATCCGCAATAATTAAATCAGGATCGTAAGGCTTAATACTTGCCGCAATCATTCCAACCGGCTCCAGAGGTTTCTGTGGGTTATCAGGGAACATAAAGAGGTTTAGCAAATCAACTTGGCCATCCTCTTTAATACCTAGCACTAGACACCAGTTTCGAATACCCCAGTCAATTCCTACAACGGTTTTCTTGTAGCTCTGTCGGCTGTGTACGCGCGTTTCGAATCGCTTACTGCCTAAGATATCGTCCTCTGTAATTACCAAACCTTCACTGGCATACGGCTCTCCAATAACGTAGTTATAGAATAGCTGTTTAGAGGTGTATTTTAATTCACGTCGTTTAACGTCATCGGCAGAAATCCACACCGCATTAAGCTGTGAAATGTGATAACCACGGATAGCTTTTCGGTCAGGATACTTCGCAACCCATTCCCCGTTGTACCAACGGTCTAAAGGCTTAGAACAGTGAGAGCAAACGAATCCGAACGTGCCATCCTGAATCTCGTCAGTCATCAAGTCAATACCATCTTTCTTGTATTGGAAGATGTTATCCTCAGCATTAATAACCTGCCACTCGTTACAAGCTTCACATTTATGCATGTAGAAACGTTGATCGGATTTACCAAACTGTAAGTCAACCCCTCGTCCGGGGATCGTAGGTGTAGACCAACGACGCAACCATCCGTAAGCAGAAGATTTCATAGACTCTTGGAAGGCTAATTCTACGCCATCAGACATACGGTCATATTCATCGAAGGCTAGAAAGTCAATATCCGCACCCTCCCCCAACGCTCCACCCCATGCTGAACGGAACATTAAGAAGCTATCACGAATCTTTTTAACCTCAATAGAGTTCATCGCAGGGTCAAGTATTGATTTAAAGTAAGGGTTATTATCGAATACAGGGTTCATACGGGTTTTTACAAAGTCAACCAGCTGACGGTTACGTGGGAACGTTAACATCGTTTTAACGTTATTCTTCACGTCCGCAAACTGAATGTTCTCGATAAGTCCCATTTCTGATAAACCCAACTGACGTGACTTACGCACGATTTTATCTGGGTGTGCATCGTTAATGATGGCTGTCTGCCAAGGACGATGTCCACGAGCTTTCTTTTCATTTTTATTTTTAATGTGAAACGTCAACGGCTTTCCACGTATAGTGTGATACTGGAGCGCATAAAGCTCAGGTATCTCTTTCTTCATTCGCTCTAAAAGCGCCTGTTCGTTCATGGTCATTCATCCCCTTCAGTTTCGCTTCTACCACTCTTTGGGTTGTTAAGATAGGCTAAGTCTTCTTCCTCGAAGATAACTGTGTTGTAACCGTCTCTGTACGCCTTAACGAGTATGTCAGTAATGCCCAACCCTTTTCTATATGCTACATCACCACAAGTCTCACAAAAGAAGAATGGTGCGTTTGAGATAAGAATATTTTCTGTACCAATTTTATGTTTGACTGCGCCCGTAACTTCCCACATGTCCACGTTACAAGCTTTACACGTAATCTTGAAGTATCTTTTCATGGGAACACTCCTATAGTCGGTTTATTAACAATATCGTTTTATGTACCAAATAAAATTGTGCAGCAAAAAACCACGTGAAACACGTGGCTTAGTAAAGCTGATATCCGAAAGATTCAGCGCGTTCAATCGCTTGCTTGTAAGCTAGTTGCTTAAACGCTTCTAAATCCTTCTTATCGTATTGCTCGTGAAGTCCAGTTACGCGAACACCGTTTGATAAATCGATAAAGCAGAATACACGTGCACCAGCACCTTGAGGAGTTAAGTTATCCTCAGTTTTGTAGTTCACCGCTGTAATTGTTACTTTATGATTTTCGTATTCATACGGGTAAAGCGTCGGACCTGATGTTTTAACATCACCATTCTGTGGATTATAATCCATTCCCATGAGAATCACCTCCATATTAAAATCTCGTCAGTTAACCCTCTTCATTTTGTGCGTTCATGCTTAGAGCTAACTTGCGCATTACTTCTTCAAATTCTGGTGTGTCTTTGACTGCTTCGTATTGCTCCGTAGAGACTTCCTCAATATCAGTCGTATGCTCAATTTTCTCAGTAGCTTCCCCATATAGTAGCAAGCCAAGCTTAACCATTTTTTCGTAATCGCTGACGTTATCAATTTTAACTTCACCACGTCGTAAACGCTTATCAAAGTCTTCAAGACCAAAAGCAACTGTGTTCTTCACTTCCTCTTTAAAGGCTTTCGCTTTATCAGGGTTTTCTTGAAGTCGCTTACGTAGGCGTTTAATACTACCACTCACGTAGCCGTTTGGATACATTTCATTCATCCCCCTTATAACGTTTTCCGGATCGTTTCTTAATTGGCTTTACAGTTGGTTCATCATCTTCGTATACGCTATACTTATCCTCGCATCGGTCACAGAGATAATCGGTTGAGTGTTTAGGTATAATTCTCCCACAGATGCAACAGTTATAATTCATTTCGTCTTTTCCTCCTTCTCTGCTGACACGGTTGACTGTGCTCGCAAAAGTAAAATTCTAATTCGTTTATTTTAGCTAGCTTCACCATTTTCGTTCTCCAAAGCTCTCCATCCGTCGGGCTAATGTGAGTTAATGGAGTTCCACAGTGTGCGCACAGGTGGTAATCGGCTGAGCGTCCTGGCTTGACTAGTTTTGCTCTCCCTTGATATCGTTTTGTCAACGGCAACATCTCCTAAGTAATTATACCTAAAATATAGTAATTCACCACCAGATGATTTATTTGTGCTAAAAAAGCTGAGTTTTCACTCAGCTTTTGGTAGGTCAGCATATTTAGCAGTCCATTCCATGAACGCTTCTTCATTTCGTTCGTCAAGCGCTTTATTCACATAGTGGTCGATAAGTCGTTTTTGGTTTTGTCTCTCTAAATCGTTTACTGTAAGCTCCATCTTACGCTTATCACGCGTCGAAACTTTATGGTGGGGATTATCTTCTAATACCTCATAAAACTTCGCTTGCATAATGCTCGTAAGCTTAACCTGTACATACAGTTTATCTTCTCGATTTAAACGAATATCATGGAACGCTTTCTCAGCATCGGTAGTGCTTACGCTACCTTTGTAATAACGGAAGCTCTCAGTTTCAACTCTTAAGTCAGCAGCATATATTCCTCGGTCTGTTTCTTGGATTGATTCATTAATAAATATTGCGTTTTCGATTAGTTTGTCATGGCTTAAGATGTAATTAAAAATCCAGTTCACTTCGCGCTTGAAATTTCCCTCTTTTAACATCAATCGGATAAAGTCTTTCTTTGCACTTACTGGAATTTTTACTGACATCGTATTTTCCTCCTCAGTCTAGCTCTGCTAGAAAGTATTTTTTCGTTACAACGATAGCGTCAATCTTACCATTTTGTTGTCTTAGATACTCTTCAATTTCGTGTGGCTTCGCATCGGTAGCTAGCATGATAGAATTGTATTCTCCACCGTTGCTATAAGCTTCTTTAAGCGAGATACTTGTTACTAAGTCCATTTCTACTTCTTTAACGTTAACCGCTGGGATAGCAACTACACCATACTCTGGGAACTCTACAACGTATTGGTTTTGGTTCGCTAAGTCTAGCAGTACAGTACCACGTAATCCAATATACTTTCGAAGCTCTTGGCGTGGCTTCGTGGATGGCGTTTCAACGATTCTAACAGCTTTGGTAGCTAGCTTTTTGAACTCATCTGCCTTTGGTTTAAAGGCTACTTCAGCACCACCGTGTTTAATTTCATAGTTAAAGTCTGATACGCGAGCCGGTTGGTCTTCAAACACCATCGTATAAAACTCATTATCAAGAGTCATGTCACGCACGAATTTGATGTTGTACTCATCCGCGTAACGTCGTAGCGTAGGATCGTTCTTCACAGCGTCGAATAAAGCTGAACCAAGTTCTACACCGTGTAAACGCTTTTGGTGTTTCATCACGATTTTCGTTAAAGACATTTTGTTATTTTGGACTAAAGTATTCATTTTTCTTTTCCTCCTATTAGGTAGCTTAAGTAACTTACACCTAATAAAAGAAGAAACACCAAGAATTTACCCTTGGTGTTCAACAAGTTTCTAGATTATTTGCTTTCACTTATCTCGACACCCTCTTCACGAAGGGTTGTTTTTAGCTTTTCAGACTCTTCAAGAGCAAACGCATAAGCATCCTCCACTGACTCAGCACCATTGTCAATCTGTATATTTTCAAGAAACTTCGAAACTCTGTTGTAAAATTCAAGTTCATCTATTAAAAACGCTACTTTACTCACTTAGCGATAACCTCCTTACCACCAACTGTAGCTAACGTAAGGTTGACAACTGGGTTTAGAATTAGGATTCTGTCTAAAATCTTCATTAGCTCGGCTGTAGTCATCGACGTTTTCACCGCGCCACCCTCTTTTTTAACTGCCTTACGTAAACCTTTAGTTGGTCTAAAAACTTCCATAAACGGAGAGCCTTCACGAGTTTCAACGTAGGCAACAAAGTCTACTCCTGTAACCCAAAACGATTCACAACCAGTAAGAGTTCCAGCAAGCACTTTGATAGTTTCTCCAGTAAACTTCTTATAGCTTTTACCTTCTACTTGTCCAAACGCTGTTCTTTTCATCATGTTAATCACTCCATTTTCTTAAGTTTTTATCTTACGTTATACTATACGTCGTTCCGGTTTGTACGGATTACACAAATTACAAAATATTTACAAATTTTCCGAAAATAAAAACAGAGCCGTTACAAAGGCTCTGTTTCCATACAAGTATTTAGTTTAGCTCTTTCAAAAGAGCCGATCCCTCTTCCATATACTTCTGACCGTCACCCATGTACTGCATCACGCTATTAATACCAGTCATATCCTGTTTATCAACTAGCGAAACAATCGCTGTAGGCAGAGTGTCCACCATCTTTTGGTATTCATCCATAGAAGCCATCAATTTATCGTGACTTGGTTGAAGCTCAGCCGGTATTTCACCAGGATAGTTCTTCATCTTGTCAATTAACGGCTGTGTACGCCCTAATAGTACGCCCGTATCCTTATAGAAGTCATCGGTGTACATTACTGAAGGGTTTTCACCAGCGTCCGTAAAGTGAATAGAGAAATCGTACATAACTTGAGCAAAATCAGAAAGTAACGGAGTGTAATAATCAACATAGGCTTGCTTTGCTTCTGCTAACTCTTTAAGCTTCTTCGCTTGCTCTTGCTCTTTCTTCTTTTCAGCATCTTCCTTGGCTTTCTTCTCGGCTAGTGCTTTTTCTTCTGCTTCTTTCTTAACTTGGTCAGCTTTCTCTTGCTCGGCTTTCAATTTAGCTTCTTCAGCCTTTTTCGCTTCAGCTTCTTTATCAACTTTTGGCTTCTCTTCTTTAGCCGTTTCAATCTTTTCTTTCTTATCTTCTACTTTAGCAATCTTTTCTGTATCGATATCGTTGCTAGCAACTTCTTTGTCACCAGTCGGAATTAACATCATTACGATTACAACACCCGTGCTAATACCAAACCACTTTGCCCAGCGCTTCCAAGTTTTCTTTTTCTGAATCGCTGTTACCAAACACATCACCGCAAACACAACCATCGCTGTCATTCCAGTCATACCCAACATAGCTACTACATAATCCATATAAATTTCCTCCTCAGATTTAACTTTCTATTAATAGAAAGCGAGAGCGTCAGAAACTACTCCCGACTGTACAACCTTCTTAATAATCCAACTTTTCTTTTGCAGTCAACATATAGTTATAGCAGTTATCACTAATTTCAACTAGTTGGTCGTAACGAACGCTCTTGCCTTCTGCTAGTGGAGCTACAGCCCAAGACGTTTTGTCAACCATTTCTCGTAGGTACTTTGTACCTTCCTGAAGCTCAGCATACGCATCTTGGTACTCATCAGGAACAGGACCGTCATACTCTTCTAGGTGCTCTACAACTGATTCTAGCTCTCCAGTTTTTCTACCTACCGACGCATACCAGCTCTCGTCCTGCAACAGCGCAGGGTTGTTGGCAGCATCCCCAAATAACTGGTCGTATTCTTCAAATACGTCGAAAAACATTCTGATAGCAGGCTCGTGATAGTCATTAAATAACTCCTCAGGTGACTCTTCCCCTGTCATAACCGTTTGCGACGTATCAGGAACCTCCTCCTTACCACAGCCGATAACCGAAGCTGTCAACATACCGATAATACCCCCAGCAACCAAAAGCTTTTTCATAATTTCTCTCCCCTTTCGATATACTATATTCATCTCACAATTCAAATATAACTGATTATGTAACACAGTTCAACATAAATGTTCAGATTTGTCAAAATAAAAAGCACCCCGTGGGGTGCCATGCTTACTCGTCGGTTGAACTATCAGTAAGAAACTTCGTTGGGTCAGGGAACACCTGTTTGTAATCGGTGCCCTCAGGCTGTGCTTCCAATCCCGTATAATCGATAACTTTTACTGCTTCACCCAGTTCGGTTGGAATGTATTTAATATAGATTCTCCAACCCTCTATCGTGATTGTGCCAGTCGATGTTTTCATTCGTAAGCGAAGCTTAACTTGCTCAGGTCGACTTGTACCAGCTTCGTTGTAGTTAGCTGGAAATACATGGAACAGTGCGTTAATCGGTACATAGTATGTTCCAGCAGCATAAGACTGAACGACTTCATTCCAAGTTTTGTCTTTAACATCAGTCCATCCTAACTCTGGATGGTTAACTTGGTAAACTACTGGATTTAAACCAACAGTTGCGGTTGCTGAAACAGTAATCTTTACACGCCCACTCACCTCTAAGATACCATGACGGTTGATTGTCATGTCATGGACACCATGATCAACGTTTGCGTACACAGCAGAAGTCACTGTAATAGGCGTAGGTGTCGTTGCTTTATCATAAGTAAGAAGTCTAGCAAACGGAGCTGATTCGTCGATTTGAGTCGTTTTATATTGTAACGCACAAGCTTTCATTACAACATTACCAAACCACTTAACGGCTTCCGTCATTTCTATGCTACCACGCGTGTCAGCTTCATAGTTTCCGTTGTACCACTCAGGGTTTGCTGTAGTCATGTTGTGCGTTACAGCAGCGTGACACGCAACTGTAGGCATGGCTGTCGTTCCGTTAACAATACGATTACCAGTTTTAAAAAGCTGACTAATTGTATCGTTGAAAATACTGCGGTACTGTGAACGATAACGTGGAGTGAACACAATGTGGTCTGCCTTGATAGTATTGATTGTGTGAAAGTCGATGTACGACAGCGCGTCACTGTACTTCACAAAGGTATCTCGCAAGTATTGTGACTCCTTCTCTGAAAACGGTGCTGTACCTTTATAATACGTCGCACCAGCTTGATAAGACGATCCTGTGATATAAGACCATAAATAATCCATGTTACGGTTGATATCTACACCGTTTACGTTCTGGCGTTTGTTGTTGGCGAAAGACCACGGGTTATTAATTGGTAGTACAATCAGGCGCACGCTACGTCTAACAGCTGTTAACACAGGGCTGTCTTCCCAGTCATTAACTAAATGGTTAATGATACGAGCTAACGCGAATGAAGCAGTATACTCGTTACCATGCGTGCCGGCTGAGACAATAACTGTCTTTGTGTAGTTCTTCGGAGCTAACACATATTCATAGATATTATGCGTTCCACTTTGGTCTTTACCGATGACTGAACGTGTAATGTAATCTGGGTTGGCTGTTCTCAACGGCTCGTATAGACCGTTAATGAACCCTTCAGGGTTTCTGTCAGCTGGAACACCATTTGAACCCCAAGGCATGGCAGGTTGCGTTGGAGGAGTCCAAAACATGTTGATGTCTTCACCAACGTTTTTGCTATTCTCATTTAACTCTTGTTGACTCGCAACGTCAAATGAGAAATCATCTGGGTTTAAGCGTAAAGTCATTGGTATCACTCCTTAGAATGTTTGGTTGTCAGAAGCTAGTACGTTGCTATTGGTTGCAGCTGAGCTAATCGGAGTGGCAATTGTACTAGAATAGACGTTGTCTTTAAAGAAAAGTTTATCCACTCCAGCTGTAGCATTAACAACGTTTGTAAGGGTTGTGTCCGTGATTAAGTTTCCAGTAATAAAAATAAGCTTCGTAGTTGCCCCAGCTAGGTTGAATACGTTTGTTGCTACATCTAAAATTTCACAGTCGCGCACTCGATAGTGTTGTGAATTATCATAAAAGTTAAATCCGTGTCTTCCAGCTTTTCTGATAATAACTCGGTTAACGTTTATGTTGAACGATGTCGTGATGATTGCTACTGCATCACTTGTTTGCCCTGAGATATCTGTTTTTGAACAAATATCAGCATCTTTAACTCGTGTTCCATAGATACCATTTGTGCTACCGTCTACCTTAGTTGCTTCAATAACAACCTTCTGAACACCATCCATTCCAATGCCATAACCAGCTGTTCCAGTGATATCGCAGTCACGAACGACTACATTTGTAACAGTTGCGTTATCATGGTAAATCTCCATGCCTTTCTTGGCTTTAGCCTTTACACGTTCAATAACAACGTTTGTGTAACCTTTAATTGTCATGCCTACTTCAACCGCGCTTGTGAAGTCGCAGTCAGCAACGTGCAATCCAACCAGAGCCGTAACCGTTGGGGTGTCATGAGATCCCAGCCCTACATTGAAGGACGGGGCTACGTCAGATGCTCCAACTTTACAACGTTTAACTCGTATGTTCTTGGACTGAGAGTTATCTCCAGAACCAAAGTATGGGAATCCAGTCTTTGTGCCTCGTTCAATTTGAATAAACTCAGCCGTTGTGCGTGTGCCTCCTGCATCAATAAAGCCGTATCCTTCACAGAACTCGATGTCAGCACCGTCTATCGCGCAGATTTCCATTCCATGCGAGAAGTTTACATTGTAAATCTTTAGGTTTTTTAATGTGATATTGCTAGCGTAACCCATCGCAAAGGCTGAACCATCATCATTAATTAAGTTACCACGACAATTCCAGTTTCCACCTTCAATCCAGATGTTGCTCTGGCCAACTAGGTCGGTTGATAACCCGTTGAGCACCATACAATCATTATGATAACGTAGGAGGTTAGCATCTTTGTGAACCAACATCTTAAGACCGGCTTTTGCGATAATTGATTTTTCAAGGTGATAATCACCCTTTGGTAACAGCACCCAGATGCCCAATGGTGCGCATTCATCTATGGCTTGTTGAATTTTGGCAGCTGTGTTTCCTAGCGTACCCAATACCACGCCATAATCCTCAACAACATCAACTTCTTTATTTTTTAGCTTTCGTTGAAGTGTCGATATCTTATTGGTGTTTTCGGTGTCTGTCTGAACAAGCAAGGCTTTTTCACCAGCAAGCGCTTGTTTAGTTGCTGGATCAAAGTCCATATATCCTTCTCTAGGTCTTAGAGCCATGATATCACTCCTCTCGTAGCTTACTAAAAGTAATATCTTGCTCTCTTGACCACGATTTTGTTGTGTTGAAAAAGCAGGGTATAAACCCTGCCCGTTGCTTACTCGGTTACTGCTTCCGCTTCTGCTTCTTCCTCAGCTTCCATACCGCGCTTAAACTCAAGAACGTCATCGTTGTACAGCTCAAGTTTGTCTTCGTTAATCCAGATAGTGGTAGCCGTTTTATCCTTGGCAAACGTCGTTTCTTTCGTTTCAACGTAATCCTTCTTCATAAGATGGCCAAGAGCACCTTTAATTTGGTTCGGCTTCAGGCTCGTATAATCAGCCACATCATCTAGGGTCGCGTCAGAGAACGAAGGGTGGTTGCCTTCTAATAGAACGTAAACAGCATCAAGTACACGGGCTTGGAGTTCAGTAAGTTCACCTTTACCAACTAGCACTTCGATTTTCTTATGCGTTAAGTCAAGCTTTGGCGTTTCGGCTTTCGCAGACTTCTTATACTTCTTTTCGTCGGCTACACGCTTGATAAAGTTAGCTAAACGCGTTTCAGAAATCTGGTCACCGTTTACGTGATAGACACCTTCAAATTCTTTTAACACAGCCTTTACAGCTTCTTCAGGTTTCATGTTCTTTTCCACTTTGTACTCAACAGCCGTTTCAGTAGCCTTCTTGCGATTATTCCATTTAAAAGTCGTCATTTTATTCTCTCCTTTGGGTTTTAAAGTAGTTTTCTTTTCCTTCTTACCCTTAGTATATACAGGAGAGCTTTCACCCATACCTTCTTTTTCAACATTTTCCTCGTTCACTAATTCTGGCTCCCAACGTTCGATATAAGACATTAGCGCGTTAACCTCATTCTGAGCCGGCTCATATTCGTCCTTAACGCCCGAATTAATTAAAGCGTGGTTAACGTGACCATTCTCTCCAAACGTTGCTAGAATCTCCTTAGCTTCTTTTACAGCGAAACTTAACGGGATGTCATCGTACTCTTTAAAGCTACCATTCTCAACCGCGTTTTCAAAAGCAAAGTGAAGCTCGTTAGGGATACCAACTAAATGTTTCATAAATTAAACCTCTCCTTTTTCGTTTCTCAGTTTATTATATTCAGCTTACACATTTAGTATACCCCTAGTGAACTTCACAATTCAACAAAAAGTTTAAAAATTAAACAATTGTAGACGCAACCTTTGCAGATGAGTTATCAATCAGGATCTTATAGCTGTCACCTTGATAAACAGTGCGAGAGTCAGCAAATACAAACTTAGTCGCATCGTTTGTCGTAGTCTTCAACGTTCCATTTTTGATAAACGCTTTTGAAGCCGAATCGGAAATGAACACACACGTTGAACTGTATTGGTAGTTCATCGTTTCAATCGCTGTGAAGTTACTAAACATAGCATAGGGGACGTTAATTAGGTGAATGCGACTGTCTTTCATGATACCTCCGTTCCAAAGTAACCGTCCTTTTGAACTACCAAACTCAACCTCTATGACAGGACTTGTGTCTTTACCTTCTGTAGTACAACCGTGCGTTTCAAGTAGTCCAGCGTAAATACGTAAGGCTTTTCCTTCTACTTTTCCACCTCTTAACGTTGTGTCCCCACCTGAAATCGTCTGTCTTCCACCACTATTTACGATATCTGTGTTTTCAAATACAACCTTTTCAGAAGCAAAGTTTGTGGAGACATCGTTCATAATTTTAACTTTTCCATTTTTTATGTTACACGTTCTTGGAGTATTAACGATTGTATCAAATGCAATCAGTCCAGAACGTCCACCGTAGGCTCCACCTGATGTACACTCAGCATCCCATGAGTCAACCATGATTGTTTTATATCCTGTATGAATATAAACGTGTACGTCAGAGCGTCTTGTTTTTAGACTAATTCCATTGAAGATTACATTAGGGCAGTTTTCAATATGAACAGCACGGTTATAACCCTCAACGTAGATGTTTTTAATATCAACAATCTCTACACTTTTCTCAAAAGCGATTCCAATTCTTGATTTTCTTGGTCTGTCTGACGGATAACCAACCGCGTATACATTATCAATTTTCGTTGTGTTGTTAGGTTGCTTACCACCACCGATATAAATCGAATCTCCAAATGCATCGTAGGTGTCGTTTGTATACCAGCAACCGCCAACCTTATCAGCTTGAACTCCATCGATGAATACGTTTTGGAAACCTCTGACTTTAATTCCGTACCCATAAAGATTTTTAAAGCCCACTCTGTTCAAACGGATAGTGTCAGCTCGAAGCGTTAAGCCCCACAGCTGTTTTAAATTAGCGTATGTGGTTACTTCCCATTGTTCAGGAATGCCTACTCCGTCAAAAGTTAGATCATCAACTTCTATTGACGTGCCCGTTAAGTTTATGGTACTATTATCAGTTACTTCTAAAACGGACTGTATTCCAGTCACACCACTTCCAGAAAATTTGATTGTGGAACCGTTACCTCTGATAGATAGTTTTTTACCTGTTGTTAACTCTAATTTCATCTGACTTGTAACGTTGTACTCTTTTTTAACGCCTAAATTTACAGGGATGTCATTCTCTAGGGCGTAAGTAAATGCATTTAGTAGTTTAGATGTTTCATCTGTGCCATCTCCTTTAGCACCAAATGACTCAACGCTGACGCCAACGGTACTAGATAAACCTCCGATTTTAGCATCCCATTCTGTCTTTTTCAAGATTAGATCCTGAACGTGCATAAGGGTGAAATCTATCTCAGCAGAAACGTCATCACCCAATCTACCTTTATCTGGACGTAAAGACATAAGTATCACTCCTTCATATTTAGTTACAAGAAGTAATATCTATTCCCGCAGACCACGATTTTGTTGTGTTGAAAAAGCAGAAAGTCAACCCTTCTGCTTTTCTACCAGCTTACCCTCTTTAATTGTTAATTCTTGAACCACCTTCCAAGAGTCACCTTGCTTCTTAATTCTCTGAATCACTTACTTTACCTCCGAACTGCTCAACGGCTGAATAGAAAGCGAATAAGTGAACAACCACGCTCACCGCGATAATCGCCAGCAAGGTATTAACTGCTGGTATTCCTACGATAAATTGTAACATACCCGTAAACCCTAGGAGGCAAGCGACTGTAAATAAAAAGATTCCAACCCGTCCCATTTTATCCATCTCCTTTTAAATTTTAATCTATACTATTCTGGTCGTTACTAAATGATTACTCTTTTTCACAACTTTTCAAACTACTTTTTAAAGCTAACTACAATTTCGATGATGTCCAAGATAATATCTGCTATCTTTTCTGCCTTCGACTGACGGTGTCTGCGTCTGCGTTTTAGTCTCATTGGTAGAACCTCCAGCTGTCGTTCTCTTCTTTTCGTCGTTGGTCACTACGTCTCAAAAAGTCGATATCAGGCATCACGTCAGGAACCTCTTCAGAAGAGTCGTATTCAAGAGAGCCTAACAGCTTAATATAACGAGAGTCAAAGTCAAAGAACATAATCTCCGTAGGCTCTACAACCATAACGTGTAGTGCTCCCGGACTGTCTATATCGCGAACTGTAATAGTTCCGTACTTATGAAACTCTTCAACCATCCTAAACTTATCTTCATTGCTTATGATTCTCGTTTGGTACTGTTCACCCTCTGAAGACGCGTATAGTAAAACTCCAAGCCTTTCTTTCATCGACGCTCGAAACGTAGCTTTAACGATTCTTGATATTAGCTTTCTTGTCCTACCCATGTAATCACTCCTAATAGTTTTATACCTAATAAAAGGAGACAACCGCAAAAGTTGTCTCCCCTGTACATCAACTATTTCGATGGGCGTACTTTAACCTGAGAATCATCGCGTGGTTTAACGGATCGTCTGCATAAATAAGGTCTTCTTCCGTTACCCACTTCACGTAACTACCGTACCTACCAACTTTACCTTCGCTCACACTTTTAAGCTCTTCAACACCGGTGCTGTCTAGGTCTACAGCGTAAAGGTGCATAATCGTATCGGAAGCTTTACTCGGACGTACAATCCCCAAATTACTTGCTGCTGTCAGGGGAGCGCGGAACCCACCTTCCTCGTATAGCTCTTTAAGAGCACATTCCACGAGTGTCATCTTTTTCTCGTACCCACCCGTGAGCGCGCAGAGCATCGGTTTGTCGCTGTGAGAGGGCGTTACCTCGTGCCTTCCTAAATACCAACGTTTTCCTTTAATCGTCTTGTACGCTAGTACAGCCACGCCTATGCCCCCATTAAACGAGGTATGTGCATATACGAACCAGCCATCCCTCTCCCGTACTTCGATTTTACCGTTTGTAAAGAGTACCTTTTCCTTCATAAAATCCTCTCCTGTCTTCTTAGATTTTAATTGCCCCTACTCAATAATACGTGAGCAACTGAGGTTTAGACGTAATTCCTTAGTACCGTTTTCAGTCATTTGCTGTCTCTATCATATATACTGCTACTCCAAAAGCTATTAATACCCCTAATAATTCCAACATATCATTCACTCTCCTAAAGCAACTATACCTAATATAACAACAGTGGGAAACAATATACTCCCAAATTGACAAAATAAAAGAGCCAAACAAGTTGGCTCTTTCTTTTATAGTCCCATCAAGAAGTTAATACCTTCTGGTGAGTTTAAGTATTCTTCCACATCATCGTAATCCGCAACAGAGTTCTTAGAAATCACCGCGTTTTCTGGTCTACCAGAGTACCATGTTAATAAAAGTTTATACGCTGTAGCCGTTTCACCAACGATTTTAGCACTTTTGATTCTATCCATTATTCTACCTCCCTAGTCACTGTTATTGTCGAATCAAGAGACAAACCAACGGGCTTTCTTCCTCGTCCAGTCATCGTATTTGAGATTGAAACTACTTTGTAACCCATTTTTAGGTGGTCAGTTATAATCTTTTTAAGCTCGGTAACAGAAAGGTCGTCAGTTTCGATTATTTGGTCAATGGTTTCATCGTCTATAAACTGGACTAAATAGTGACCTTTCTTCTTGCGTGTAGCTACCATCTTTGTACTCTGTTCCTCATGCGCGCTTATTACTGCTACGATATTCATTATTTTCCCTCCATGTCAACTTTAATTCCACAAGCTTTCATCATCGCGTTCCATTTCTCTTCTGTAGAGTGTCCATCCCAGTTAGGTTCAATTCTAGGGATATCACCCATGTCAAAGTCATCTGGAACGTGGAAGGTGAATCTGCCTTCAAAGAGAGATATTACTCGTGACCATCCTTCGAAGCCCTCTCCTTCATGTTTATACCAACCACACGGAACTGGTTTATCTAGCTGGGGATTAGTTTTTCCTTCAGCTTTTTGAAGCTCTACAAAAGCTTCCCACGTTTTATTAACCTGTTTAGCAAAGTAAAGAGCAAGCATGTTTCTTTCCCAATAAGCACCGTCGCGCATTTCTTTTTCAGTCATCCCATCTTTCCAGATATAAGGCTTCATTTTCTAACAACCTTTCTAAAATAGATTACTTCATCAGATACTTGGATTACTTCCCAGCCTTGATTGCCCAAGATGTTTAGTACGTTAACTAGTTCAGAATCAAACGTCTCAACGTCAATTACAAACTTTCGTTCTAGCTCGTTGTACCCTCGGTTAAATACGTAAAGCATCGTGCCTTTTCTGCCTTTTACCGCGTCCACCTGATACAACATTCCATAACGGTATTTCTTTTTGAAAAAGCTTAGCATCCAATCACCCTTTCCCGTTTTAACTAACTACGACTAATAAAAGTCTACACGTCATCTTTTTACTCCTTTGTGTACAAAAAGCACCCCAAAGGGTGCTCTCATTAAGCTTCATATACAACAGCGTGACCAGAATCAATCATATATTGGTTCACGTCTAAGTCGTCTTTTTCTGGGAGATACACGATGGCCAGCATACGTCCAAAGTTGTCATCGTCGTCAGCTTTAACAGTCTTGACAATTACGCTTTTACCTAGAATAAGGTCAGTAAGAAAGTTCTTTGCTTCGTACCCTCGCACACGTTCTTCAGCTGTCTTCGCTTTTGAAATCTCAGGAGCCTGAATACCCAGCATGCGGATATGTACTTCCTCGTCAAAGTTATTTCGCCCTTTGTCTAGTTTGCCTACAATGGTGTCTCCATCGATGACTTTCTGTACTTGGAATTTGTAGTGGTATAAATTATCTCGGATGCGCATGGCAAACACCTCTCTGTGTTGGAATAGACGGCTTTTAGACCGCCTACAATAATCTCATAATACGAGTACAACCATTTTAGTCAAAGAAGCTAATACCGTCACCGATACCATCTAGGAAATCACCGCCACCACCGATTTTGATAAGGAAATAGATGGTAATAATAATAAAGATGACTAACCAAATCCAGTGGAAGTTAACGAACATCATGATAAGCGAAGCTAACCACACAAGAAATAGAAAGAAGGTTGTCATGCTTTGAATCCCTCGTCTCCCGGAAGAATTATTCTGTTTGGTGTAACTTCTGGTGTTTCGTTGTCACCAACTTCTAATAGTGGTGCTCTTGAATCGAACACGTCATAAATTGGTCTCATCATCGCTTTTCCACTTGGAGTTACAACGAATCCTCCGCAGTCACATTTTACGCTCGTTGCGCCAGCCGGTAAAGTTGAGATATTCCAAACTTTTTCACACTTCCAGCATGCCGCTTCCATTCCAATTACTTGCTTTTCTTCCATTTACATTTCCTCCCTGTATTCTAAGTAATAACAAAATTCTGAAACGCCAACGGAAAAGCCTGCCACAAATCCGTCAGCCATTTCTTCTAGGGTTTTCCCGTATAGCATAGAGAGAAAGCCCTGCGTAAATCCTGAGCAACAAGCAAAGAAAACGCTCACGTTTTCGTCTCCGACAAGTCGAGAAACTTAATTGCCTGTTCAATCTTAGGTTTTAGGATACTAATCGTGATACCACAACAAAAGCCGTTATAATGATAGTATTCACTCGGCTCAGTTTCTATCAAGTATTCACCATCACCCATGTACGCGATAACAGGATACTTTCTACCAGCAAAGATAAGTGGGTCAATACAGTCTTTCGATACCATCGTGACTGCGCTGACAACGTGTGTAAAGCAGGGTGCGTTACTCATGGCCAAATAACAGCTCCACTTTAGGGTTGTCACGGTTGATAAGATGAGTCACCGGCTCTGTTCTTCCGCCTTGTAAGGGGATGTAATACCCTGTGTATACACGAATCTTATTAGGGTTTACTTCTTCTGCTTCAAAAACAAAGCCTTTTTCGAGTTTGTCACAACCGGCTAGGTCTTCCAAAACCTTAACCGCTTTGACTTTGTAGCCCTCCGGAGTCGGGGTTTCTCTTTTTAATTGGTTAATCTCTTCTTTAACAACCGCGATTTCTTTGTCAAGCTCCGAAACTCTATTTACAATCATATCGTAAACGTACTGGTTAGTTGTTTTATGAGTGAATAACGAATCCCTTTCCGCGTTCAAACGTACCAAGTTATTTTCTCTTACTTTAATGCGACCGTCGATTGACATAATTATTCTCCTTTCGGCTTGTTAGGTCTTTTCGCCTACACAAGCTCGCTCGTTTAGTTAATACACCTAAATAAAAGGATAACCAGCCAGAAAGTTCTCCGTTTTGTACAATAATTTCTCAGAGCCTTCAGATTTCGTTTTAAACACCCTTTACTTCTATAGAAGGTATTTAAACCAGAATCGTATTTAAACGTTAAATAACCCTATTACAGACAAGCTCAGAGTACAGTAAACCGCTAAGAAGAATTGTAGAAGTTCTTTTTCTTATTTTATGGTTGTACAGCGATGTTGTACATCGCTTCAGAAAACTTTATGTTTTCTGAATTGAACACGTCATTCATGTACACTGTATGTTTATTATAATATATACATATATTCAAGTATTTACAAGTCTTTCATTACGGGGTAAAAAAGTTCTTGTCACTCGAACTTTTGTTGTACAGGTTGTTCACTAGGGCTAAAGAACTAACTTTCCAGCTATTTGTAACACGTCGATTCTCTTTGAATAGTATATAGAGAAAAGACGTTCTCACAGCTTAACGACGCTGGTTGTCACTTTTTGACAAATTTCGGAATAAAGTGTTGAACTGTGAATAGAATAGTAGTATAGTCAGTTAATAGAAGGGGCAACCCTTGAATATAAAGGAGTGGATATGTTTTGAAAAAAGTTCTGTTAGTTATGTCATCTGTCGCTATGTTAACCGCGTGTGCTACGAAAGTCGAAGATCCTACACCGGCTCCAAAAGTTGAACACGTTATCGAGAAGAAAGATAGTAACCTCGTTTGGGAAGACAACTTTGACAATCTCAATAAGAAAAGATGGAATCTGCTAGATGAAGGTTGGAAAGACCACGGAAGGCTACACCGCTACGTCCCGAAAAATGTTACTGTGAACAAAGGTATTTTGTCACTAGAAACGAAGAAAGAAAACTATAAGGGCTTTACGTATACTTCCAGTGCGATTACCACCCAAGGAAAAGCCCCGATAAAGTATGGTAAAATCGAAGTAAGAGCGAAGTTCCCTAAAGGAAAGGGGTTGCTACCAGCTATTTGGATGCTACCAGAGAATGGAGAGCCGTATCCTGAAATTGACTTTGCCGAATTGCTAGCTGAAAAGCCGAACGAACTGTGGAACGTCATTCACTACCAAGAGCGCGGTAAACACAAGCGAGACTTCACTGGTGTTACCTCGAAAGCGAACTTGACAGATGACTTCCACGTATACGGTGTGGAGTGGCGAAAGGATAAAGTAACCTTTACGCTCGACGGAAAAGTTACCTTCGTGTCCAAGAAGTCGCCTAATGTTCCGATGTATCTCTATATTAATACCGCGGTTGGCGGAACATGGGCTGGCGCTCCAGCTAAGAACCAAAAGTTTCCTGTGGATTTCAAAATTGACTATGTGAGGGTGTATAAATAATGAATATGTCTGTTAATATGTATATTGGTTTGTTTCTGTTTCTATCGTTTTTGGCGTTCCAACTCTTTTATATCGCGTACCCGTTGTTCAAAAAGAGAGGGGTTTCCCCTCTTGACACCACGCTAAAGCAGTCTAAAATCTCGATCCTGATACCGGCTTATAACGAAGAAGCCGTTGTGGAAAACTGTTTGGAAAGTATGTTGGCTCTAAATTATGATAACTACGAAGCTGTGTTTGTAAACGATGGTTCTAGTGACCAAACGTTACCTCTACTTGAAAAGCTCCTAGATGCTGTTCCTATCCCAGAGAATCCTAGTGGAAAGCTAATTTATGCCCCAACAATCACAGTCTACAAATCTCGTAAGTACCCTAACATGATCCTCATTGATAAAGTGAACGGTGGTAAAGCCGACTCCCTAAATGCCGCTATTGACTACGCTAGTGGGGATGTTGTTATTACGTTGGACGCGGATAGCGTACTAGAGGAAAACGCGCTTCACTATATTAACCAAAGCTTTCAGGATGAAGAAGTCATTGGTGCTGGCGGTATGGTTCACGTGGGTCAGATATTCGACGAAGCAGGCAAGAAAAAGTTTAAAGGCAAGGGGCTTGTGCTTTATCAGCTTTCAGATTACCTCAATTCGTTTTATTTACGTAAGAGTACCCAAGCTTCCATAAACGTTCTAGCAATCGTATCAGGTGCCTTTGGTGCCTTCAGACGTAACGTGCTTTACGATATTGGTGGATACAAAAAGACGCTCGGAGAAGATATGGAAATCACACTTAACCTACAGCAGTACATTAAGCAGAAGTTCAGAAAAGGAAAGCTTATCTTTATTCCAGAAGCCGTTTGTTATACGGAAGTTCCAGAAAACTTTAGAGACTCTTTCAAGCAAAAGACTAGATGGCAAAAAGGTTTCATCGATTGCATGGTCAAGTATAAGAAAGCTTTCTTTACGGGTGGATTTACGTTTAAGTTTGTCTTGGTTCTACTTTGGGACTCGTTAATGCAAGGTGTTACGGGGATTATTACGCTGTGTGCGTTCCCTCTAATCGTTATCTTTAAGACCTACGACGCGTATTTCTTAACGTTGGTGGCTCTCAGCTTCGTATTCCAAGTGGGTTCAAGATTGATTGCGTACCAAATCGCTAGTCGTTACGGGTATTCGTTCTATAAGATGAGTTATGTGAAGCTTTTCTTCTTCTCACTATTTGAAACGTTCACGTTCCGCCTGATGGATCCTATTATTTTCGCTTATGGTTCGGTCAACTACTTCTTAAGTAAAGACAAACATAACTGGAATAAGGTAAAACGCCTTGGCACGGTGGGCGTGAAATCCCGTGATATGTAGCACCCGTAAAGTGGGTGCTTTTCTTTTTGACAATTTTAGGAATAAACTGTTGAATTGTGGATATAATAGTTATATGATTAGTTTGTAAGTTAATCTGAGTCATAAAAGGAGAGGGTTTAAGTGGAAAGAGGGCAAAAATTTTATATCGAGCCAAGCGACGGTTTCTGTGATATCTCTAGTGGAGAGGTTCAAATTGTGAGAATCTCAAGCTACGAAGACGTGGTGGAAGAGTACGCTGATCCGGAGTATATCGCGCAGGACGATCCTAGTGCTAAGGAAGAACGCTGGATTGTTTATAAGTATACGAAACCGCACGATGAGGATACTTACGCTAAGTACGCGCTAAACGAATCACTATTCTTAGACCACGTAATGGAGGTACGATAATATGGCAAACAAAACTTATTCTAAGTCAGAGGAATACTATATTAACGAGTTTGGGCTTGACAAAGATAAATACTATCTAATCGTTGTTGACATCGTGAGTAATAAAGTTATCGTTTGTGACCAAAACGTTGACATCGCTAGCCAGATTGTTACGATTATGAAGCGCTTGGAGAAGTTAGTAAACGACGAAGCTGTGGAGGGTATGACACCTCAAGAAATTTGTGACGATATCGACGCAAGATTTGTTATCTACGAAAACACAAAACCTGTTAAACACAATACTGAAGCTGTTATCCTAACGTATCTAAAAGGAAACTGTGGCGGTGCGTATCTCGAAAAGCCCTTTACGTTAAAGCCAAAAGCCGACTAAGAAAGGCACCCTCTCCGGAGGGTGTTTTTATTTTGTAAATTTGAGGAATAAACTGTTGAAATGTGAGTATAATAGTTATATGATTGGTTTGTAAGATAAATCGAGTCAGAAAAGGGGAGATTTTAAATGGCAGTTTACAGAATTAATCTTGAAGGTGCGGTGTTAGTAGTTGGGGAGACGGTTCTTAGAAACCACGCCCACTATACTCTGGAAGCTAGAGGTGACGAAGGTCAGTTTAATTTCTTTAAACTACCTATCGAAGAAGTTATCAAATTCCTAAATAACGAGCCTTACACTAGCGTTAAGGTTTACGATGAGGAATATATTGATACGCTGGACTTCGAAGGGCTAAAAGAAATTATTGTTGACGAAATGAATCTTGATTTACCAGAGAAGCTACCCCATATGGGGTGGGGAGACTACGTTGAAGACCTTGGTGACTTTGTACTTCGAAATGGTGAAGACCGATGACAGAGCTAACGTTTTGCCTCACTAATAACCATACTGGGGAAGTCCGAACTTGGACTTCCAACCCAGTAGTTGGAATGGCTAAATTCAGAAGTTACGTGAACGATGACATTACGATGTTCCCTGAAAGTGCTAGTGAAATAGAGGTCACGATTTCTAGCAAGAACGAGTTTATAGCAGATAAGTTCCAAGAAAAGGCTAATAAGGTACTTAAGATGATTAACTGGTCACCCTTGAAAAAGGGTGTTTTTATTTGTTATTTTGGGAATCTTTTCCTAACCACTGAATATAGTATGTTGTAAGCATCTAATCGAAAAGGGGAGAGTTAAATGTCTAACTATCTAAGAGGAAAAGCGTATGGTTTTATCGAGGAGCTCATTAAGGAGATAGCGATTAAAAAGGCGGAGGTTAACTTAACCGGAAGTAACCTAGAAGGCAACCGTGAGGTGGCTGAGCAGGTCGCTGAATTGGACATTAAGAAGCTTAAAGCTCGTAACCACGTTACGAAAGGGTTTATTGAAGCTGTTCAGAAGCGAATAACGGGTGATGAGGAACTAATGATGGAGCTAATGGACTTATACGTTACCCTTTCTGAAAAGCCTGATCCTAAGCCGAATAACGACTTTGAGTTTATTCTGGAAGATGACGACGCCACATTTAACAGTAATCACTGGAAAGAAGTATACCACCCTGATGAAGAGTTCAAAGAAGAAGAACTAATTGAAATCAAAGGTACTGTTGACAAGGAAGGCAGGGTTCCTGTTTCTATCGGTGGAGAAACCTGCTGGATATCAAGAGAGGACTATGACAGCAACCCTGAAAAATACACGTTGGTTCTCGTAGAAAAAGAATTCAACTAAACACAAGAAAGCACCCAACCATTAGGAAGGGTGCTTTTGTTTATCCCATAATCTTTGTTAAGGCTTGCGCGTACTTGTAGAACGTTGCATTCTGAGTGTTTTTACGATCAGCCATCGTAAATGTTCCAAACAGCGCTTTACGTTGTCCAGTACTCATTTCCAACTGAACACCTTGCTCAGACGTTCGGTTACAGATATTATCTGGGTCAGTACCTGCCAGCCCACCGTCTAGTGGTAGAATCTCAGCGTTAAAACCAGCAGCTGTTAGTTCGTCATAAGCTTTTTGAACTAGCTCTCTGTTGCCTCCACCAATCTTAGTGTTTAGCTCATCACCAGAATATCCGTGAAGAGACAAAGAAAACACTGAGTCACCAGTAAGTTGTAACGCGTGTGGCTCATCGAAGTGCGTAGATGTTAAGTGTAAGTCTTGGTTACCACTGCTTTTAATCGCTTCGAATAAGAAGTATGAATGTCCTTTTGCTACCTCTCGAAGTACCTCAGAAGTTCCACCCTCGATACCACCACCATGAATAGCAAGAACGATGAAGTCCGTGTTTTCATCCTTATAGTCGAGTAGATAGTCAACACCTTCAGTTTCATTTGCTGATAATTCAGCCCAGTTAGCATATGTGTCTGCCATGTTATCCTCTCCTTTCAAAATAAAAGACATACCGTTTATCACAGTATGTCTTTGTATATCTAGTATGAACGCTTTGCGGTCTCATTTAAATAGTTCATTCGTCGGCTTCTTCAACGACACCTTTATCTATAAAGTAATCAAACGTAATGTCAGCAAGGATAGCCAAGTCATCTTCTTTAACAGCCAACCCGTGTTCAACTAATCTTACGTAGAAATACTCAGCGATTTCTTCTGTATCGATTACAACTTCAATTTCACGGTACTTATCTTCCATGCCCAACACTCCATTCGTTGTCTTTAACCGTAATATAAGCTAGTTACAGAAATTCTATTCCCTGACCATACGTTAAGTTTTCAGACCAAGTAAAATCACTTCGTTTATACGTTTCACCTGTTGGCCAACCTCTAGCATCGTATAAGATGATTCCAGCAACGTTATTCCCTTGGTTCTTATCGTATACCTCTGAGAAGCCAGCAAAGGCAATCTCAGGCTGTATAACGTGATTTATTATTCTTTGGTAGGAGGGGTCACCATACGTCGTTAAGGTGACCTGTATGCCGTTACCCTCCTCATCCTTCAATACTCCAACCTGTGTACCCTGTAAACTCATAGTAAGTTAACCGCCTTTTTAGCAATCGCTTTTAGTTCTTCCACTTTGTGATGGAGTTCAGTAATTATTCTCCCGTTCTCACGAGCTGTTCTCTCCCAGTCAGTTTTAAAGTACTTAACACGTAAGTCAGGTTCTTTCTCTTCAACCAGATCACAAGGTTTGTTATAATCCTCAAGCTTCGCTTCCAGCTTAGCAATCTTGGCGTGAGCTTCTTCAACTCGTTGGTCAGCAACCAACACAGCTTCGTTAGCTGTTTCAAGTTCAGCAAACTGTTTCTCGATAAGTGCTTGAGCTTTCTCCCAACGTACTTGTAAGTCAGCAGCTTCTTTGACTTTGGCATCTTCACGTTTTAAAGCCTTTTTATGACGTTCTTCTAGCTCATTTAATTTCTTCATGGAGTCTAACTCCTGTGCGATTAGAGTATTAACGTTGGTCTTAAGTTCAACGATGTGGTCTCCTTGTTTCTCGATAAGCTTCTTGCGACTTTCTTCCTTCTCTTTATAAGACAACACGATTTTCTGTGCGTTATCTAATTCAGCTTTGTGAGACTTCGCTTCATTCTGGGCAGTAGTAAGCTGTTTTCGTAGATCCTCAATAATGGCAGGCAGGTTAGCAATCGGATTATCTTTAAGCTTACCAGCGTGAATCACATGCTTCTCACGAAGGGTTTCAGTTTCTTTCACTGGCTTCGCTTGCGCTACCTCGTCAGGCGTTACAGCTTTCGGTTTCGGTAGATCCTTCTTAGGAGCCTGAGGTTTCGCTGTAGCGTTCGCCTTTTTCTTTTCTAGTTCTACCTGACCATTATAGTAATAAACGGAAGCTTGGGGCATTCCAGTAGCCTTCACAACCTGAGAAATAGTTAACCCTGAACGCAATAGATTTCTAGCTTCCTCAATGATAGCTTTTTTATATTGAGTATCGTTGTTCTGTCTTTTCATTACTCTTTCCCCTCTCTGGACTTTCTCCATTTTAAATTTTATTCTACCAATCAACCGGCTAACGTACGACTGACTGACGCCAAGACGTTTACCAATCTCATGTTGCTGAACATCTTCCATCATTAAATCGACTATTTGCCTTTCACGGGTGTCTAGGACTTCAAAGTATTCACTTATATGGATTCTCGTGTAGTCAGCGTTCTTTCCAACCATGTCACCAAAGGTTATGTTATCTTCACCGTTGTGGACAGACATCTCAGCATCTAGTGACTGTCCGTGCCTACGTACCATGTAGTCAATAACCTTAACAGCACCATTGTAGTCACAGCCTGTAGCTTCGATTATTTTCTCAATCGTTGGTTGTTGTTCAGGAAACTTCTCGTAGAACACCTTTGCTCTATGACGAGCTAGCCCCCACTTACCAGTAGCTGTAGCCCCATTACGTAAAGCCATCAGGACTTCATTCTCAGCACACCGACTCATGTAAGTTATGAACTTAACACCAGCACCTGAATCGAACTTCTTAAAGGCTTTTACCAAACCCATTTTAGCGATGCTGTTTAGGTCGTCCGTTCCAAGCCCATACTCTTTACCAGAAGCTTGGTATTTTTTAGCGACAGTCCACAGGAATCCATTATGTCTCTGTAGTGCT